GGCGCTTTATAAAAATGTTTCAGTGTGATACTGCAAGAATTACAACTGCTTACAATACCCTATATCTGATTCTGGGCTGGAACAAAAACACTAAAACTGGACGTGATACAGGTCAGTAGTATAAAGATGGGGTTCCTTGTGATTTTGATTATGTTGACGAAAAGGTAGTAACACACGGAAAAACATACGACGAATTGCTTGCTGATGTAAAACATTATAAGGAACCCTGCGGGATGAAATGGAATGACTATTTTAAGAAAGAACTTGGTGCAAGTAAAAAAACCGTTGACGCTCTAAAAGCGCAAGGACTATGAGACGCCTAACGACTATGTATGAGCAACAGTTAGACGCAACGCACGTTGTTTGGTACAATAAGTAGCATTGTCGAAAAGGAATTAAAATGTTAAAAGTATTGATGAAATGTGGGCATGTTTCTAATGCAATAGACGAAAAAACGAAAAAGCCTGTCTGTGCTATATGTATTGGCTTAACTGATAAAGCTGAAATAGTAGAAGAAAATTTACCAGACATAACTAATAGGATTGCTAAATGTTCCTGTTGTGAAAATAGACAGCCATCAAGCTTTAAGATTCCATTCTTTGAGTTTTGTGGAAAAAATAGTAAACACGACTTAGATGCAGACGAACATTATCGCGAGGATGTTTGTAAGCATGGTGGATTAGAACACGATTACTATTATTGTGGATGTTTTGGATGGGATTAGAATGGCTGGAATCATGCGGACATTAACAGATAATGCCCGCGATGAATAACCTAAACCACAAACCTACCCCAGCTCTAAGGGTTAGTTCTATTAAGGATTGCAGAAGAAAATATAATCAACTATGTAATTGATAATTTTTAGCATAACGGGAAGTATCAGGCACGGCGGGAAAACAAAGAATCTAAGGAGATAAAGAAAATGACCGAAAATCAAGAAACCCTAGATCGGGCAACAGCTCAAGCCGTTGGCCTAAAGCATATATGGTTTTGTTAGATTAAATAACTTTAAAAACTATTCTACTCGTTCTTCAAATATTATTTTTCTAGGCGAATATACTCTTGTTATATTACTAATATCGTTTTGATATTTACTAACAATTGCCCCTGTTACCATAAATTGAAAATTATTTGTAATAATCTTTTCATTATCTGAAAAATCTTCAATATTTGAACTATCAGTAATTGGGGAAGTTTCTCACATTAATGAATATTCATTTTCTGAAATAAATCATCCTGTAAAATAATTTACTATAATTTGCTCAATCATAGAATTCATCGATGACATGAATCTACTTTGTAATGTCATTTCATATGTAATTTTTATGTATATTGGATAATTTGTAAATATTTTAGAATTGCCTAAGTGACTTTCACCTTGCTTTATATCTTTGATAGAACCAACTGGGACTTTAAAAGCTGGATTATCAGCAACACTTTTATTTATTGTTGGATTTGCTGATTCTATAGTTCCCCGTCTAACAATGCAAATCGGAAGCAATACAGTTTTATTACTATCTCTTAATACCCTATCTTTTTTTAATTGATTTCATCTTTCATGAGTAGCAAGCATTACTGGAACCATTATTTTATTATCATTTTCTACAACATATAATCCGATTTGTTTGTTAAAATGATTTAACACTTCCCTATCTATATTTTCTAATAGTTGAGATTCAAAATCACCTAAATTTATATTTTGTATATTATCTGTCATTATTGCTTTTCTTTTTTATGCTAGGTTTTATTGAAATTTGTTTTAATTCTTGCAAATTACAATCATGATCAATAATTGATTCTATTATTTTTATTTCTTTCTTTCGTTTTTCTGAAGATGTTACTCCCAATATTCAGTCAGCATTTTCATCCCCATCTAAAACAATTACCTTTTCGTATTTATCTTTAGTCATATTTTCTTTTTACCAACCCGATTGCCAGAAAGCAGTCCTCGGGGTTGATCCTTTTATTATTACTTCTAACTCATTAGTACATCCAATTCCTGTTATACCAGTACTGACTAAATCTTGTATTTCAATATCAGATTCAATTACATATCCATACTTTTTTTCACTTGTAAATCGTTTGGCTATACTTTTATGGGTAGTTCATGATTCTAAAGCATTGCCAGATACAGGGTGAAATCCGTATTTAACTTCTTTATCAAATGATACTCCCCTATACAAACGGATTTTATCTGTTGGTTTATATCCAAGTGATTTAAAATAATTTTGAGTATTTTTTCAAATTGCTAGTATAGTATTTTTTTGTTTATCTTTGTCTATTACTCGGCTTGCTTCAACTGGTATTTTACTTTTTAATTTTTCTAATCTATTTTTAGAAAACTCTGATAATGGTATATTGAATAATTCAGCTGCATCTTGTTGCATAGTTAGTGATTTAATTTCATTATCATTAGAACTACGTGCTCATTGTAATAAAAATAGTGTTGCATCAGTATGACTTATACCAACTATTTTAGATAAATCTTTAGAAACATTATCTTTTATATGCTCAATGTTACTTTTTATAACTGTATTAGTTATGTTTTTTTGTACAATACTGCCTATTTTAATAGAACTATGATTGTTTAAATCAAATTCTTTTACTTCTGATATTTTATTATTCTGTACAGTATCTAAAATTCCATTGGTAGTTTGGGGTGAAAATGATGTTTGTTTTTTTAAATCATCTAATACTCTTTCGTGGGTTTTTGGATTAAATTTTTTAACTGGATATACATTTCCGGTTTCTTTGTTTTTAACAACAACATCTTCTAATATTTGTTTTAATTTGATCATGACAATCTATTGCTTTCTTTCTCTAACATTAATATACACACTAATAGCCTCGAGTCTAATATTATGTTTATATATTGGTAATCCTTCTATAATCTTTGGTTCAGTACATTTAGTTATTTCAAAATACTGATTATCTCAAAGTAAATAGTCCCCCTCTTCTATTATTATTTCAATATCTGATAACGACTTTCTTTGTATAAAAACTTCTATTTTTCTAATTTGATTAACACCACCTGTATGAGTAGTTGTTATTATTGGTTCTAAAAAATTTATTAGTGCATTAAATTCATACCCAGGACCAAATACTTTACTATCTGATTCCCCGTATATATCACTTTTAGTGAAACTAGGATCTACTTTATAAAGTATTATAGTTTGGCCTATTACTTCATTAATTAATTCTTCATTAATACTATTAAAAAAATCCAGTTCTTTATTTGTTAAAAATAATGACAATTATTATTCTCCTGTTATCCGATGTATGGTAATAATGGTATTTTATTCAACTGCTTTTGTATTTTTTCAGATACGTCTGATTCTCGTTCAGATAATGCCTCATTTGATGTTTCTTTTAAAAATTCATTCAATTCTTTAATTAAATTGTCTTTCATTTCATTACCAGATTGAACCAGTTGATCTCCATCCAGTGATATATCTCCAGTTGGAATTGGAATTGTACCATATTTCCTACGTATATGACCGGTTAATTCTGTACATAGCGCTAGTGTATATTTTCGTATTCATTGTTTACCCATTGAATTTATTTCAGAATATGTTAAGAAATTATACGGAATATTAGAAGCATCTGAAACTCCATTAAATGTATCATTAAATGCCGTATCATCAGAACTTACAGGTGATATATTAACAGTGTATCTAAAAAATATTTTAAATGCACCAGTAGGTACAGGAGTTATTCTAAGCTTATTGTTTATTACTTCATATGAGTAATTGGATTTTCTAACAGTGTCTGATAATTCTATTGCTTGTGCTCTTAGAATATCATAATAAACAGGCATCATATAATACATTGGTGATTCATATCCCATAGAACCAAAATTATTAAAATCAGATTGAACCATTAATTGCGCGGCTGATAAATACGGTGAATAAAATTTTTGTATTGCTGCCGGAGTATAATGTCATACTTCTTTTACTTCTAACCTAGCACCAGATTCTGATGGAACTCCTCATAATTCTTGTAGATCATAATACTGTACATCAGCTGAAGTAACTATACTACCAGTTTTTCAATTGTAAAACCCGCCAGCACCAACTTCTGTAGCAACCGAATTGGCATAACGTTTAGCAAAGTTAAAAGTATTTATTGGGAATTTACCTGTAATATCACTACCAGTAGATGAACCAATAAAAGTTGTCAATCAATTTCTAACATTATTGTTATTAACTTGAGTAGAATATTCTGATACAGATTCTTCGAAACAGGCATACGCTCCAGTTCAAGTTAATTCAACTTGTAATAATGAACCGCCCAATCTAGCGCATACTCATCTGGCTGTTTTCGGCCCATCAGATTGAAAATCAGTGTCATCATCATATAATGCAAATGGTGTACTACCTGATATTGGTACAATTGATCCTGTTAATGATATTAATCCCGTTAATTCTGTTGTCATTATTTTATCCTTGTTTATTTATAATAAAGATGAAAAACTTTACTTAATTAATTCTTGGAAATATCGATATAGGTTATTATTAGCCCGATATTGTTTTTCTGATAGAAATACTATTTTAACTACTCTTTCCTTTCTTGGCACTATTTCCTCCTTGAATTTATGGATTTCGTACTCTAGCATTGTTTTACAGGTTGCTTGTAAAATATAAATTGCAGGAAACCGTTTTCAGCCAGGATAATAATTGGTTGCTACTATTGCATATTTCATTTCATTAGTATTTGTTTTTTTGAAATTATCATTCTCTAGTAATGATTTTAATTTAATTTGTGACATTTTTTCTCCAATGTCTGTTTTATTTCATTAATTATTTTAAATTTAACTGCATTTGTATTAGTTAATTCACTTGCTCAAATTCTCAATAATTTCTTTTTATTTACTTTAGCTAATCAATTTTTATATCTATCATTAAATGATGATTTAGTTTGAATAAAATTTAATGTTTTATACATTTTTCTATTACCATGCCAATAGTCTCCGTCTAATTCAATTAGTAAATCATACTTTGGTATATAAAAATCATAATATTTTCCGTATATAAGATACTGCCGTTTGAAATATATTCCCATTTCCGTTAATAACAAGGCAAGACTATTCTCTGACTTACTAGTTCTAATCATAATACAATAATAAATAATTACTACTTTTAATTTTAGTAAAAGCAATTTTATGTAATAGAGGGATTATAAACTCCTCTATATTAATATAATAATTTAAATCTATTTTGTAATCATAGAGCAGTCGTTCCAGATATTCTAGTTTATTTTTATTGCTAAATTTTAATATATGTTGACTGCTTCGTATCATATTATAATTCATATTTTATAATTAAAATTAATTAACTACTAATATAAATATATGATAAAAGAAATTAAATTTGATTCGCCCAACGATTGTTGGCTAATTCTTTGTTCTTATAGAAGATGGCTTTTAATTGATTGATACCCATTTTCAAGAATTTAGATTTCTTTTCGTTTGGATATTTTCTAGACATGTATACTAGAAGTTCTTTTTTAGTTCTCGGGCAATAACTATGATATTGGATTGACATTGTTAACTAATTATTTTTTTGCACAACCTGAGATTATATTAAAAGTTTCACTAAAATCAATCATTGTATATTGAGCATATATATAATCCAATTTTGCTCTAGATATTTTTTCGGGCAGTCCAGTTATTCTGGCATCAATTAGTATTTCTTTCATTTGTTTCATATTTAATTGAAAAGAGGTACAACGGATGTACTCAGAATCAACTTCTGGAATTGTATCTATTGTTTTAAATAATTTACCGTAAAAATTAATCATTTCCTTTTCTTTTATTTTAAATAACTATATAATTTAATATAAAAATATATAGAAAACAAGAATTATTTTATATAAAATTCATCAAATCTTAATTTTTGAGAAATTCAAAATATATTTATTTAATAAATGACAATTATAAACATTTTATGGGGCGATTATAATACACCAATTGATTTTGATAATCTATCAGAATCAGAAAGATTTGATTGATGCTATATCAATCAAATGAATAGAAAGTATAATTTTTATGAATAATTATAAAAATTATTATAAACTATATTATAGAACTTAATCAATAATCTAAAAAAACTTTAAAAAACAATCAAGGAGAAAACAATATGGCTTCAGAAAAAATTGTATCCCCAGGTGTATTTACACAGGAAAAAGATTTATCTTATCTTCCAAGGGGATTATCAGAAATAGGTGCATTAGTAATAGGAAGAACCCCAAAAGGGCCTGCCTTTAAGCCAATCACCGTAAATAGTTTCGATGAATTTAAAACTAATTTTGGCGAAAAAGAATTAGAATATACTGTACCATACATGGCAGATGAATATTTAAAAAATTCCGGTGTATTAACTACAGTTAGAGTATTAGGAAATGAAGCATTTTCATATACTACAGCATTAGAAATATCATCTGGTAGTACATTATTAGCAGTAATAAGACCAACTGCTAGTGCAAGTGGTGACATATTTGGATGGGTAACTAGTTCTTTTGCAGCAGCTGATTTTTCCGTTTCAATGTCTTGTTTTGATTTAATATTAAGTGAATCTGCAGGAGCCAGTACATATACTAGTATGTCATTATCTCCTACATCTGCTAATTTTATTGGAAAAGTAATAGGAACAGATCCAAAAGGTACTGGCAGATTTTATGTAGATCATGTATATTATAACAAAATTTCTCAATCGATGTATACGTATAATGGATTGATTCTAACTGGTTCAATAGCAAGTACTACATCTGCAGTAATAACAACCACTGGAGAATATATTACTCCGCAATCTCCAATTGTAATATCTCAGACCTTTGGAACATCTACAAATCATCAATTGTTTAATTTCTATACATTAGGTGATGGACAAGCGCATAATCAAGACGTAAAAATTAGTATTTTTAATGTTAAAGAATCTGGTTCAGTTGCTGGTAGTAATTATGGTTCATTCGGTATAGCCGTAAGAGATTATAGTGATACCGATAAAACTCCGAACATTCTTGAAACATTCACAGACTTAAATTTAGACCCAAATTCAGCAAATTATATTGCTAGAAGAATAGGTGATCAAACTAGTACAACTGACTCTAATGGAAAAATTGTAACAACGGGTGATTATCCTAATATATCAAAATATGTTAGAGTAGCAATGAAAAATTTATCTTCAGTTCCAAACGATGCCCTTCCGTTTGGATTTACCGGATATTACAAGTATAATAGTAATGCACCTGATATAGAGTATAAAACATCTCAATCAATTGATGGTGCGTTTAATGAACGTAGTTATTTTGGTATTGATTTTAAATCCGTTGATGTTGCTAATTATCATACGTTTTTGCCAAATAACAAAGCATCGATGTCAGCTGATTTCTTGTTATCAAATTGTATATCATATAATACAGGATCTAATACTTGGACTGGTGCAAACTTAAGTGTATCTTCATCAGTCAATGAAAAACAATTCTCTTTCGGATTCCAATTAGGATTTGATGGTGTAGATCCTAGAAAAGTTGTTGGTGCTCAAATGACTTGCACTACAGCAACTATTAGTGGTAGCGTAGCATATGTTAAAGCTATAGATTCAGCTAAAAATCCAGATGAATATGATTTTAATATGGTAGTAATTCCTGAATTAAATTATAGAGAAAATCCATATGTATTACAATATGCCTTAGATGTTTGTGAAGATAGGGGGGATGCATTCTTAATTATGGATCTAGGTCCTAAAACAGATAATATTACTACGGTATTAAATACAGCTAAAACTATTGATAGTTCTTATGCAGCTAGTTATTATCCGTGAGTAAAATTATTTGATACTGCAAACAACAAACTAGTATGGATGCCGCCAACAGTTGTATTACCCGGTGTAATTGCTTATACAGATAAAGTTGCACACGAATGGTATGCACCTGCAGGATCAAACAGAGGTGGATTAACTAGTGTTGTTCAAACATATGAAAGACTAAATAGAACAGACAAAGATAATCTATATGCAGGAAGAATCAATCCAATTGCAACATTCCCTGATACTGGTGTAGTTGTTTGAGGTCAAAAGACTCTACAAGCAAAAGCTAGTGCATTAGATAGAATCAATGTCAGACGTTTATTAATCAAAATTAAAAAGATGGTTGCTTCAGCAAGCAGATATTTAGTATTTGAACAAAATAACGAACAAACATGGGATTTATTCAAATCTATAGTTAATCCAATGTTAGACAATATTACAGTTAATAGCGGATTGTATGCTTACAAAGTGGTAATGGACTCCACGAGCAATACCCCGTCACTTATAGACCGTGGAATAATGAAAGGAAGCATATTTCTACAGCCCACGCGGAGTTCTGAATTCATTCTTTTGGATTTCAATATCATGCCTACTGGTGCGTCTTTTGGTAGTTAATTAGTTTCAATTAAAATGTTTATAGAACGTTAAATAAAATAGGGGTAAATTTCTTTTTGCCCCTATTTTAGTAACTTTTTAATCTTATAATTTATAATAGGTTATACTATATTAAAAATGACTAAATTTGTCATTTAAATGATAACAGACGTTAGATCGCCTGTATTAGATTATTTTTGATTATTGGTTATTAGGTATATATAAAATGTAAAACCTTGTTTATCCAGTTTATTTCCAACATCTAAACATCTTTTACTTTGTCATAATATCCTATGGATCGAACGGTTCATTATCTGTTTCTGTTCCATATTTTTCATAAAATTCCCTGATATTATTAGCAATAATATTTATATATTCTTCAATATCTTCTTTTTTTACTTGCATACATTCAACAAATCCGCAATCACCACAATGAAAACAGGTAATATTTCCTCCTGCTATTGAGGAATTTTCACCCCCGCATACGGGGCATCTTAAAGTAAATCTATTTGTTATCATAATTAACCCCTTTTAATACAAATCTTAACTATATAAAGAACGTAAATAGTCATCATACTATTCTATGTCTTCTTTTTTTCAATGTATACACTCAACAAAATTATGAATACTACAATGTAAACAAATTATATTACCTGCGACTATTTGATTAACAGATTTTGCTATTTTATACGCTTCTTTTCTATTAACAAATTTATTCGTATTAGTTAAGAAACCTTGTGTAATTTGCCGTTTATTTATTGGTAAATTCATCTTACTAAGTATAAACAATGCATTATGATGTCTATGCCCACAAATAACTATGCCAGTTTTGATATTAAAAGGCTGATGAATATATGTTTCACCATTATTATAATATACAGCAGAACAAATTATTTTTTCTTTTTGCATATCCTATTTTTTTCTTGCTTGATAATTATCGTTGGTCAGTCGGTGTTTGAAATGCAGCAAGATAATATGCCCAAGGAGGTTGATTAGAATTTCTTGTTTTCTTGTTCCATCTCACTTTGTTGCTACTCGAATCTTCTGCGATAATTTCGGTTTTTGTAATCTTAATAACCTTTGAACCAATACCATAGCCATATCCACCACTTCCCACTCCGCTATGGCATTCATCGAATACATAATCCCCAACTATTAAGTTTTCCCAATCGTATCTATACGGTCTGTTCGGATCTTTTTTATATTCCATATTTCTATCACCTTTCTATTTTTTGTTCCAGTGTTATTTTATTCCTCAATTACTTCACATTCAACAATTTCAGCTAATAACCAATTTCTAAAAATCCTTTACTAGCCCATTAATAATTTCTACTGCTATAGGTGCATCAAAGTTACTTTCACTCATCTTGTCTAATTTAGACTTTGCTTCAACTATCCAATGAAATTGTGCTGATGTCATTTCATTATATTCTATTTCAATCAATTGATTTATAATTCTTTTTACAGATAATATTGCTTCCCACTGATCGTTCATTCTAAATTCTCCTTAAATTAATTAACCACCATAATTTAAATTAAAAATTGATAATAAACAAGACATATTTTTTCTATTCTATTTTATATTTATTATTGAAACAAATCAATTAATAAAATTTTGTAATGGTTATATAAGTTAAACCCTAATATTAGGAGAATATATATGGCAGAATTAAGAGGTATTGATAAATTAAACCAACCTAAACTAAAAAGTTTATGAGTAATGTCTGTTAAATTTGGAAGTGATGAAGGTGATGCAATAGATGCATATTTAGTAAAAGTATCTGCTAGACCTCATTTTAAAAGTGATGAAGTGGTAATTCCATATTTAAATCTAGAAAGAAAATTTAAAGGTAGATCACATTGGGAAACATTAACTGTAGAATTAAATGATCCAATCGCATCTCCAGCTGCTAAAAAGGTTTGGCAGTGAATTTTAAAGCACCATGATCCTGTTACAGGCATGGAAGGCTATAAAGATACATATGCTGTACAGATTGTTAATTTAAAATTATTGAGTCCAGTTGGAACAACTATTGAAGAATGGGAATTACATAATGTTTGGATTTCAGATGCTGATTTTCAAGACTTGAACTATACATCAGCTGATCCAGTAGGTATTAGTTTGGTCTTAACATATGATTGGGCCGAATTAATTTCTACGTTATAGTAATTGAAAATGAACGTATTCTTTTTTATGGGGCAAGATTTTATTGCCCCATTTTTTTGAAAATTTTAAAAAATATGAATACTAATTAACACTATAAAAAATTTACACCTCTCCTTCCCAAACAATCTTTCCACCACCACCATGCAATCTCCAAGTCTTGCCATCGAAACTCGGAACTAATCCACGATTCCATAAATCGATGCCTGGTTGGAGCGGATTTTCACCCGGTTCGTGTTTGATATACTTCCATTCTTGTAAATTAAAGAATGATGAAATATAAGCCCAGACCGAAGCCCGGACCGAATCCCGGACCGAAGCCCAGACCGAAGCCCAGACCGAAGCCGCGACCGAAGCCCGGACCGAAT